TACAATTTTAACGCACAAAACAGGAGCCAACCATGAGTGCAATTCGTGTTGTAAACGGAACATACCGTAACAAACCCGTCCGTAATCAAGAATTTGTTCTTGTTAACGGTTTCCAGACCGGCGCCAAAGGCAACTATGTTACCGTTAAAAACAACGGTGCCTTTCCTAACTGCCCCGATACGATTCGTATCAGCGTTGACAACATCGCCGACATCGAGTATACTAACGGTATGACACAAGACAACACCGTACAGTTCGAAAAGCCCGCAACTCCTGCAGAAACCGACGAGCAAGCCATTGAGCGTATTCGTGAGCGTTTTGACATCCTGCATGAAATGACCAAGGCCAGCGTAACTGGCGACATTCGTGCTATGATTGTGTCGGGCCCTCCTGGTGTTGGCAAAAGCTTTGGCGTGGAGCAAGAAATTGAAAAAGCTACTATGTTTGACAAGTTGGCTGGCAAGCGCCTCCGTGCTGAAGTTGTCAAGGGCTCAGCTACCCCAATCGGCTTATATCAAACGCTGTACAAATATAGCGACTCAAATTGTGTCGTGGTATTCGATGACTGCGATTCAATTCTGTTGGACGATGTCTCCCTTAACTTACTCAAAGGCGCCCTCGACTCGGGTAAAAAGCGAACCATCAGCTGGTTGTCAGAGTCGTCCGCCTTGCGCATTCCTGATCGCTTCGAGTTCAAAGGTTCAGTTATCTTCATTACCAACTTGAAGTTTGACAAAATGAAGAGCCAAAAGCTCCGTGATCACTTGGATGCACTGCAAAGTCGTTGTCACTATCTGGACCTGACGCTTGACACCATGCGTGACAAACTGTTGCGGATCAAGCAGATTGCCAAGGACGGCGAGCTGTTCAAGGACTACGAGTTTGAAGAGGCTGTGCAAGATGACATCATTGACTTCATGCACACCAACAAGGATCGCTTGCGTGAAGTGAGCTTGCGTATGGCTCTGAAGATCGCTGACCTGCGTAAACTGAGTGCGCTGAATTGGAAGCGACTGGCTGAGACCACTTGCATGAAGGCAGCTTAATATGGACGGACGAGTTATGCACCTCAGTAATATGTGGCGCGAACGTCCGGCTGCTTGGCAAAAGTTCTATGAAGGTGAAAAGTTAGCTCGATATCTGAGCAAGATGTATTACACCCTGAACGTCAAGGCAGTCAATCGCAAACTTAAAAAATATGATGCTGTTTATGAGTATGATCGATCAGAAGCCCGTGTTATATTTGCCAAGGAAAGTGGCTACTTTTGGTTCATGCTAAAGTGGAGTTAAAGAAAGTGATATATGAGTGATCAAGAGTTTGACGACGAACCAGGCACCTGGAACTTTGTTGCATATAAAATGGACTACGAAGGCCTTGACTATTGTTTTCGTTGTTATGCAGATTTTGAAGAAATGGAAGATCCAGAGTTTCACCGACTACGCCAAGAATACGTAGCCGCCGCAGACGCTCTCGAATCATATATCAAAGCAAAGGTAGATCCAAAGTATTTAGAAGCATTAGGTATCGATTAACCCCCCCCGCCGTGTGCGTAAGGGCAATGCCAATAAGTCCCTTTCGATAAGGATACAAAATGATTCTTCTTAATATTCTTATTACTGTTTGGGCTTGGAAGGTAGCCAACGATGCGTTCGAGATAGAAAGAAACACAGCCGGTTGGGTGTGTGTTGCAGTAAGTGCAATGAATGGTGCAGTGGTTTTATATCGTTTGACAAGTGGAGTTTGATATGTACGAAGTATGGGATGGTGATTTGTTTTTGTTCGCTGTGGACACTGAGTTCGAAGCCCATGAGGCCATTGAAGAAGGGTTTACAGTAAAAGAAAAGACCATTGTGTAAAAATGGACGTCTGGATCTGGCTCAATTTATTTTTTGTATTTTTCAGCGCATGGTGTGCTAGGATTTGTTTCGAAAATAACGATCGAGCCGGTGGATGGTTTAATGTTTTTGCCAGTGCCGCAAATGCGGCGTCGGCCTTGGTAAGTATTTTTTAAGATTCTCCTAGGCAAATCGGTTGGCTCCGGCCTAGGATTTTAACAGGTGCCCGTAAAACGGCACCTGTTTTTTTGACATTTTGTTGTGGTAAGTATATACTACTACAATGAAAACATGCACAATCGTGATCCGCGATGAAGTCAACATCAAGCTGGAAGGCTTGGATCTAGACGTAAGAAAAACTCTAACAAACACATTCAAATATGATGTGCCCTATGCGAGGTATCTTCCAGCAGTGAGGTTGGGACGGTGGGACGGCAAGGTCAGCTACTTTCAAATGGGCGGTAGCACCTACACTAACTTGCTACCAGACATTATTCCCATACTTGAACGCTACAACTATAATATAGAACTAGACGACCAACGTGACTATTCTGTCAGCTTTGACTTTGATCGAGTAGAAGAAAATCGCTGGGCATACAAGACCTGGCCCAAAGGCCACCCTGCGGCAGGTGAGCCTATCATGTTGCGTGACTACCAAGTGGAAGTTATCAATAGGTTTTTAGAAAACCCGCAAAGCATTCAAGAAGTTGCAACAGGTGCAGGTAAGACAATTACTACAGCAACACTCAGTGCCGCAGTTGAGCCGTACGGTCGGTCAATTGTTATTGTGCCCAACAAGAGCCTGGTAACACAAACAGAAAAAGACTATGTTAACTTGGGCCTGGACGTTGGCGTTTATTTTGGTGACCGCAAAGAGCACGGACACCAGCATACTATCTGCACATGGCAGAGCCTCAACGTATTGCTAAAAAACACAAAATCTGGCACTGCTGACATTACCATTGCGGACTTCATTGAGGATGTTGTATGCGTGATGGTCGACGAAGTACACATGGCCAAAGCAGATGCGTTAAAAACATTACTCACAGGAGTGATGAGCCGTATACCAATACGTTGGGGGCTGACAGGAACTATTCCCAAAGAGAAGTTCGAAAGCCAAAGCCTGCTGGTCAGCTTGGGTCCTGTAATAGGCAAACTTACAGCCAACGAACTGCAACAACAGGGTGTGTTGGCACAATGTCACGTTAACATTGTGCAACTGCAAGATCACGTGGAGTATCCAGACTACCAAAAAGAACTAAAATACTTGCTGGAAGAGTCTGGCAGGCTCGATGCTATGTCAGCCTTGATTCAACAGGTAAACGAAACAGGCAATACCTTGGTGTTGGTAGATCGAACCGAGTGCGGCCGCCAGTTGGTCGAGCGCCTGGGCGAACGTGCAGTATTTGTATCAGGTGCAACTAAATCCAAAGATAGGCAGGAAGAATATGATCAAGTGGCTGAAGCAACGGACAAAATTATTGTGGCCACTTACGGTGTGGCTGCGGTTGGAATTAATATTCCTAGAATCTTTAACTTGGTGCTTATTGAGCCTGGTAAGAGCTTTGTCCGTGTTATCCAATCAATTGGTCGTGGCATCCGCAAAGCTGAAGACAAGGATCATGTTCAGATCTGGGACGTTACGAGTACGTGCAAGTTTGCGAAGCGGCACTTGACCAAACGCAAAGCTTACTATCGAGAAGCCAATTATCCATTTACCCAAGAAAAACTTGAGTGGATGAAAGTCAAATAAGTTGACTTTTCAGTCAACTTCCTATAACATACAACTATGCGAATTTTAACTCTCGACAACGCTCATTACGACCTTGACCACTTGCCAGATGAAATAGATGACATGAGGTTTGCCATACTGGACAACTCCAACCCTGTTGAACCCGACTATCATTTTATTCCACTGATATTTTTGGAAAGTTTCAATGCTCCTGCACTGGTGTTGCGTATAGGAACACAAACCATACGCATGCCCATGGACTGGCAAGTGCTAATTGGAGAGCCCGATGTGGGCGATCTCGAAGTGCTGCCACTGACATCAATCAATGATCGTGGATTCAAAGTGTTTCAGTTTAACCCATTGACCAGTTTCCGTCCCAGCTTTTTGGACATTGAAATCCTAGATGTGTATCATGAAGTTTCGTGGTATGCACCCAAACTCAAGAATGGACAAATGCTTGCAGTTCCTATTACTGAAGGTGATGATCCGGACTGTGTGTACTTTGTCAAGGACATCAGCCGCAACTGCGAAATCGTCAACTACAACCTTGCTTGGTAATATGGCACAGTATACAGAACCCGAAGTTTTTGAAATTATCAATAGATTGGCAAGAATCTATTTAGAAAGTTATCCTAGTGATCGGGAAGGCCTTGAACGCTTTTTGCGTTGGGCATATTTACAGTACGGATATACCTATGGGAACCCTTAACCCTGGCACTACTTACATTTATGAAAGTGTAGCCGGAACAATATTTGCTCGTGAGTTTGGTAAAACAGAACGAAAGGTAGTGGGGTATACAACGGATGTTAGTTCTGAATTTGCCATGTACAAGAGTGAAATAAACCAAGTGTTGAAGATGTGCGAGTCGGATCTGGTCATGCGAGAGTTGCTGGATCAACTGTTTGTAATGTATAATCTAAAGAAAACACATGAGTGACAAACTAAACATTGCCAACGAGATGAGAATGTTTGATCGCAAGGTCAGAACATTCTACGAAGAACTCACAGACGAAGAACGTAAAAAGTTCTCCACGTACTTGATGATACGTTGGGGTTCGGCTGTGGAAGGCAGCAGAGACTTACAAGAGTTTTATCTTATTTCCACTAACGAACGACTCAACAAGCATTTCTTTGCCATGAGTCGACATCCTAAATTACAGTGGCTCATGGCCACCAGCGTGAGTCCAGACATGGGTACACCCAGACACAATTGGATATCGCCAAAGAAAAAAGAAAAAACATCAGCAATTAGAAAACAGTTGGTGGAAATATATCCGCATCTCAAGGATGACGAAATAGATTTACTGGCTTCGATCACAGACAAAAAAGAACTAGACAACTACTTGAAAGCACATGGAGACCGTGACTAAATTCAAATGTCAATATTGCCACAAAGAGTTTGTGCGTGAAAGCACTCTGGCTGTGCATGTGTGCGAACAAAAAAAGCGCAGAACTTGGATTCCAAGGTTATGTGAGATTTTACGAAATGTCACAAGGTTCAGCCAAGTTCAAAACCTATGACGATTTTTGTGAAAGTCCTTACTATAGAGCATTTGTCAAATGGGGTCGTTACTGTGTTAGCACTCGGGTGATAAATCCCAAACAGTTTTTAGAATGGCTGCTCAAGCACAATAAAAAGTTGGACAATTGGTCCAGTGACATTTTGTACACAGAATATCTCACATGGTATCTCACAGTGGAAAACGTTGCTGACGCACTGGCACGAGCAGTGGAGTATGGCATGGATTGGGCAGAAAAGAATCAAGCCCGTGACTGTGATTGTTTGCGATATGGATCTACTCATGCCCTGTGCTATGCTATCACAGCAGGGCGCATAAGTCCCTGGGTGATTTACAACTGCGAGTCGGGGCAGGGATTTTTGCAAAACATCAGTTCTGAACAATTGGCAATGATTTGGCCATATATCAATTCTGATGTGTGGCAAAAAAGGTTTGCAGACTACTCAGCAGATCAAGAGTATGCCAAGGAAATTTTAGCAAAGGCAGGATGGTAATATGA